TTGCGTTGATTGCAACATTTCCTAGTTCATCGGCTGGAGCGATCGATGTTAATGATACTGCTGGTGGTACACCTCCTGCAACTAATGTTACCAACTCATTAATTGATGGTAGACGAGGATTTACACCTACAGTCCCATATAATATTAATTTAATAGCTGCTAATATACCAGAGTCTACCCTTGTAGAGTCGATAACTACTGTTGCTGATGGTTTCTTACCACTAACGGGTTCTGGAGTAGTCTTTGCTTCCCATGAGAAAGTATTAGCTTCTGGAGACTCGTTAATTGTACCATATGCTTTTTCTGAAGGTGAAGCCAAAGCACCATACATGAGATGAAGTTTGTAACCATAGTCAATGCCATCTACGTCATTACCCACAACTGTTTTGTAGCACAGGCCAAACGTTTTTCTTGTTTGCTGACCAATTTCTACGCCCGTAGCCAGCTCAACAGTTCCGTCACATACTCCAAATTCTTTTGGGTAATGATAAGCTTCGATTGTTGCGCCAAACTCTTCTGCCGACATAAGATTAAGATACTTAGTATCATCAGCATATAACGGATTAGCTTCTGCGCCCGATGGAGCTTCGTTTATAGCTATTAAACCATTCCAAGCAACACCTAATGGATATGTACCATCTGAAATTTGTGGGTATAATACCCCATTTTTAACACCAGTTTCATACAAACGTGCTCCTACTGAATCCCATACGATTTCTGACATTTTTGTTTCCTCCTTTAATAATAGATGTTATAAACATCATGATTTAGATTATTAATAGTATAGTGTCTATCAAATAAACACATTGGCAACATTGAAACTTTTTCAGGTATTAGACTATCTGGGTCTTTATCTATCACTGTAACTTTATAACCTACGGTATGAGAATAAGGTAAGTTATCGGCAAATGTTGTATCTACTTTGTTACGAGAATAGAGAATGCATGGATAAATCATCTTAACCGTTTCTGGTGGTTGAAAATATACATTACTACATAATGTTTCAAGGAGTGTCTGGAGTTCAAGTCGTGTCCCCATTATAGATCCCTCCTATAGTTAACCGTAAACGGGGTCTCTGGATATCTATATTTAGAATTTTCCAAGAGGCCCCCATCCACTTTATATATCTCATTGTATGGAAATTCGCATAGGCAAAAGGGTCTGCGATAATGCTGATTTCATTATTTACGGTTAGATTATCGGTTAGATTCTCTCCTGATTGCCAACGTTTCGAATTCTTTACAACATCTCCAGAATAAGTTCTCTCCGTTATAACCTCGGTCCATACTCCATCTGCCGTCTCACTAGTTTCAGCATATCCAATTGCTCCATAAAACTTTGCCATTTTGAATTCCTCCATTCAACTACTTTATGATGCAGTTCTTTCGATGATTACAGCAGCTTTAGGTTGAACTAATGCTCCTGAACATCTAGTCTCAATCAAGTATTTGTATTGATTGTAGTCGATATCGAAATCGTCGAACATGTTGATGGCTCCACCTTTATCGGCACCCATTACATAATCCTTCAAATTAACCATGATGCCAATACAATCCAATTGAGCAGGAGCTGGATCAGTTATATGTCTATGTAGACCTTCCATAGGAGTAACTTCTACAACCTTTGATACTCTAAGAGACATTGCTAATTCTGCTTCGGAATTGTAAATCCTTCTTCCAGTAGAATCTTTTAACAATAGCATGTCTGTGAGTATTGTTGGTGAAGTATAGAACGCTGGATTTCCAGAACCCTTATAGAATACTCTTGCTCTGATGATTTCGTCGATGATATCAGCAGTATCTTTGTCTGAGGAAAGCAATACTTTATGAGAATAAGTATCATCATCTTTGTAGATAGGTCTAATATTTGTTTCATTGATTTTATCAGGACTTTCAGCAGCTCTTCCATCGCCAATAAGAATTGTTCTAGCAAGTTCTTCGTCTAGCATCATTCTCATTTCAGCCTTTAGCCATCCTACAACTTCCATATCAGTGATATCTATGATATCGTCTCTATCGAGCTTCTGTTTTTTGTAGACAGTTGTTGGAATTGTAACGCGTCTCAACAGAGATATTATTTCATCTGTTTTCTTAGTAGCTTTAACATAACCCTTGGCTCTTGCTTCGTCAGCAGTTACATCTGCGGCTAAACTTTTAATTCTTGAAAATGGAGTATGTGTTGTTCCATCTATTACTCCTTGAACCCAATTCATATCTCTTTTAATAAAAGTAGGAGTAGCACTTATGGCTCTTGCGTCCGGAAATAAATAGTCAATATACTCAATACCATATGTTACGGCAGTATGCATTAATGCATCTTTTAATGAGCCACATTTTTTAGCCTCAACCATGGCAGCCTTGAATTGTTCATGGGTTAGTGTACCCCCAGTTTTTACTTTTTCATCATCACCAGTTTTATCGAATACATTCTTTTTCATGTTTGCTCCTCCTTTATTGGAATGGTTTATATTTTTTGAATCGTCTTTCTTTTCTGGAGTTACATCTTTCTCTTCAGGCATTTCGTCTTCTTCATCTGAATGTTCAACAGTATTGCTAGCTTCTGCTATCATGGCATATACCACCAATTTTTGTTCTTCGGTCATAGAGTCAAATATATCACCGATGGTTTTTCCATTAGAATTTTCAACATGCATGACCTCGGATTGACTAACACTGTTATCTTCTCCCTCTACAATCATACCAATCATCGCATAAGCAACATTTTTTTGTTCTTCGGTCATAGAGTCAAATATCTCACCAATTGTTTTATTGGAACTTGAATCGACATGGGCCATCGATAGAGATATATTTTCACCACTAAAGATAATGGCTTCTGTATCGTCAGTTTCTATACTGCCATCGCCATGTTCAAAACTTACACTGTTAATAACCGCTCCAGGATTTGCGCCCGAAAGCACAAGACTTACTTCTCTAATCATACCATGTAATACATCGGAACCCTTTTGTTTTAACTGATTGGCATGGATTGATAAACATGTTATATCGCCATGGTCAACCAATTGTTTTGCATTTTTACCAGCATTAGTATCATTAAAATTACATAGTGCATATGTGCCGTCTTCTTTATGTTGGAGTAAAGCATTCCCCAAAATATTTGATGGATCACTATGCATATGTTGCCAAACTAGGGGTACGACAACTCCATTCATATGCTTGAACGCGTCTTTACGGATTATCCTACCATCAGAACATTTTAAATCTACTTTGGTAGCATACCCTCCAAAGTCATATTTTTTACTCATCCTGTATAACCTCCTTATTATTTGTATCTGTTGGGACTATTGGCGCTACTAACGACTCTGTTTTTTGTGCGGGCATATTCGAATTTCTAAGCTCATTTGCTTTTGGGTCTTTAGATGGTTTATAACAGATAACCGATCTAAATTCATTTGATGTTAATATTTCATTTCTAGTAAATTTATCGGCCATTTCTGCTAGATCAGTAACAGGCACTAATTTGAATGGGTCTCTAAAATACTTAATGGTTTGTTTTTGTGTTCTAGCCGTTTTTGTTAAGAATGTCCGTTTTATCTCGCCAGTTATTGCCGATAATACAGGTTCGATCGTTCGATTATAATAATTTAACATTTCTTTTTCGTCTGCCGTGCCTGCGAATACACTCTCTGTTATACCTAATTGACTATAAAACATGTTTGTCAAATATGTTATTTGAGTCATTAGATTATTCTCAGTAGGTCTATTTAATTGAGTTACTTTTTCTGTTCCATCAGTGTATGCTATTCCATACTTAGAACCAGACAATTGTGTTTCCAAATCCTTACGTCTTATATCTGCTTGTTCTTTTCTAGCGGCAGTTTTTATAACGTATGGTAATTGAATAATTAAATCTAATTTTCCAGAACCACTTTGATTGTCTATGGCATCTAGTAAATTTAGTTTTGCAATGAGTCGTTTTAAAATTGAATTTGGTTCATTCATAACAGCATATAATGGATTTTCAACTATGGCGACCATATTCTTTAGTAAGACCTTATCTTCTTTTAATCCAGTTCTATCGTTATATAATCTAACTTTTACATGGTCTGGGTACCATTGTATAATTTGTCCAACTCGCAAAGAAAGAATGTCATAACTTCCAGATATAGAAGGATCAAAATTTGTATCCACAGGAACAATAGCCACAGAACCTTCGTCAAACATGGACATTACCACATCTTGTATTAGTGCTCTTCCAGTTTGATCTTTATTTGCCGCCACGGTCAATACATCGTTCAATGTTGAGTCTATGGTTTCTATATAGTTATCATTTTCGTCAACTTTTACATGTTTTATTGATATAGCCGCAACGTCTATTGCTATTCTATTATAGATGGATATTGCTATAGATTTTTCATTACCCATAATAGATCGTATTCTATCTGGTCGTCCACCCCAGCTACTAGAACCCATACTACTATATTCTATAATAGGATCTTTGTTCGTTAAGACATTCCATGCATGTTGCAATCTATTACTAAA